GATGCAGCTCGCCGACTTCCAGAAGGAGTTTCTCGAGGCCGCGCTCGCTGACGGCGTCGACACCGCCATCCTGACGACCCCGCGCGGGAACGGCAAGTCGACGTTCGGCGGCTCGATCGCGACCTGGGCGGTCTTCGACGACGACGAGACCGGCGCCCCGCAGGTGCCGATCATCGCAACCACGATCGGGCAGGCGATCAAGTCCTGCTACGGCGTCGCCGTCAGCATGGTAAAGGCCGACCCCGAGCTCATCCGCCGCTGCCTCATCTACACCGGCATCGCGACCCCGCGCGTCAACGTCCTCTTCAACGGCGGCGAGCTCTTCCCGATCTCGAACGACCCCGACGGGCTCCAGGGTCTCGACCCGTCGTTCGCCCTCGTCGATGAGATCGGGTTCCAGCCGACGATCTCGTGGGACTCGCTGCGCCTCGCCTCGGGCAAGCGCGAGCGGTCGCTGACGATGGGCGTCGGGACGCCGGGGCTCGACCGCGACAATGCGCTCTTCCACGTCCGCAAGGCCGTCCACGAAGGGGCGACGCTCTCGGGCCTCGTCTTCCGCGAGTTCGCGGCGCCGGACGGCTGCGCGGT